GAAACGAGAAAACCCCATCTCCCAAAGGGAAATGAGGTTTAATCTGAGATCTCTCACACCTACCTAAGTAGGCGGAGTTACAAGCTATTTCTTAAAGATTAGCGAGTAACGGTGAGTCGTGCAAGGCCCTTAGGGTTATATGCACCTATACCCAAGTTCTCAAAAACGCTGAAACCAATGGTACGAGCCTTTGGATCATCAGCAGAAAGAACGGTAAGCTCAGTACGAACAGGGATACGTCCGAACATTTCAGGCTCACAAGTGGCGTACACAGTTCCAACAGGAACAAGACGACTAGTGATAATCTGAGCACCCCAAAGAGTCGCTTGAAGACCTGTCTTGAGGAGAGCCGCTTGGCTCTCAATGTCAAGAATGTCTCTACCGAACTTACGGATGTCAGCATAATCACGAGCGTTCATGAAGATACGAGCAACACGAAGGTCATGTCTCTCGATGAGAGCAAAAGCATCAGCAAGAACAGCACCATTGAGAGGAGCGATAACAGGAATGTCAGCGTTAGTTTGACCAGGAACGCTATCAAAGCCTGAAGTAGCAACTGCGTCAAGAATAGCGAATACACGCTCGTCTTCCGCCGCTTGGATCTGAGCACGAGCCAAATCTTGAGCACGCTCGATCAGATCGAAGCGTCTCTCTTTGATTTGAGTCAATGGGATCTCAGGGTTAGACGCAATCTCAAAAAGAGGGAAAATCACACGTCTAGGCTTGGTGATAGCGAGAATGTTCTCACCCTCTTCACCAACCACAAACGCAGTCACGTCTGGATCTTTGTCATAAATCGGCAACGCACCATCAGGAAGTTGCTCAACGAGGAAAGTCTTACGACCAACGCTCGTATAGTCTCTGCGAAGACGCAAAGGCTGAGTCATGCTGGCTGCGAGTTTGCTACGACCCTGTGGAGTCTTAATATAGTCAGAAATAATCTTCTGTTTTACTGCATTATCTACGGTACTCATAGTTCTAACTCCTTTCTATCAGATACGTTGATCGTAAACCAACTCATCAGAGTCAGAATCGGGTACAATTTTAAGAATAGCAATCTCAGTAGTAGTTGCCACACCATGTGCCACATCGTGATGATCAGTAGTCTGAGCACTGTTAGTGAGATAACCGTTAAGAGAAGCAACAAGGCTATCCCCTACAGCATAAGTAAGGTCATTGCCTGCACCTGCATTGTTACCTGCGGTGAGTTGTTGTGTCTCTCGGAGTTTATTTCCGTAAGAACCTTGTGCAGAAACATAAGGTCCTCTGTTAGAAGCAACACCGGGTTGATTCTCAAAAGCATTGCCCGAAGCATTGTTAATGAAAATACCGAGTACTCGCTCATTTGCGTCTGCAATGTTACCAGAATCAGAAGGCCCACCATGAGTGTTACCGTCTGCTGAAGTTCTTGCGAAAGCAACAGAACCACTCAATACACCGAGTACGCCTGTGACGAGGGAAAGACCACTAGACTGAGATACAGTCGCAGGAGTCGTAATAATTGGGGGGTTCGTCTGAATGAAGCTGTCTGAAGTAAGTTGACCAAGGGTGTTACGAACACCGATGTGCAAAATACGAAGAGCAGAGCTACTTTCAGTAAAACCACCACTAGCTTGTCCAAGTAGAGCCATAGTATTTCTCCTATGTGTTTGCTCATACTCTCTGTTTCCAAGAGAGTAGTGTGTTAGTTAGAAAGGGGAAGGCGAAGCGACCCCCAAAGGTTTTCAACAATATAGCATAGAAATATAAAGGAACTATTATAGTATTCTCTATATTTCTTTAAGAATACTTTATCTCAGAAGAACTTACTTACGTCAGGAGCAGACTCCCAAAGTTTAGAAAGCTCGTCAGATGCCGAAGAGGCTTCACGAGAAATATTTCCTAGAGTCTTAACAGAAGACTGACGTGCAGTAGTCTGAGGACGGAAAGATGCTGACTTCTCAGATGCTGACTCTCCATCTTCCTCTGAAGCATTTCCAGGACCAACGTCCTCGCCTTCATTCCCTGTAGCATCTTGCATCTCATCTCCTGCGGAGAAAATACGAGCAAGTTTAGGGTCGATACCAACTTCGTCATCAGAAAGACCCATAATGTCTTCTGCGAAGTGATGTGGATCATTCTGATCTGCCAAATCTTCTGAAGCCATAGGAGCTACCATAGTGGTCTCTTCGTCTGAAGCCATAAGATCTTCGTCTGAAGCCATAAGATCTTCGTCTGAAGCCATAAGATCTTCGTCTGAAGCCATAGGATCTACATCTGAAGCCATAAGATCTTCGTCTGAAGCCATAGGATCTACATCTGAAGCCTCCTGTGAAGACGCTACAGCCTCTGGTTGCTCTTCAGCAGTTTCAATTTCTGCAAGCATATTTGCTAAGATTTCTTCGTCTGAAGCCTCCTGTGAAGACGCTACAACCTCTGGTTGCTCTTCAGCAGTTTCAATTTCTGCAAGCATCGCAGCAAGCATATCTCGCTCTTCAGCATTGAGATCCATCGCTTGCTTCTTCCAATTTTCCTGGAACTTTTGGTAATAGGCTTCATTGTACCCTTCTTTAATCGCAAGAGGCCAACCACTCTTACCTTTAGTAGATTGGTTATCTACTCTCTGTTGCGGCTCCATATAACCAAAGTCGCCTTTTAATGTTTCTCCATAAGGTGCATCAGACCACTTATTTCTCTTATTTTTCTTATTGCCTCTAGCAACCATCTCAAGAGTAGCAAGAAGCTCTGCAAACTGATCTTCTGAAAGAATGTCATCTGCTGATCTCTCACGAGTCTTACGAACACGCTTAGTCTCATTTTGAGCAGTAGAAACAGATTTAGCTCCGCCATCACCGATTGTATGGTTCACATTTTTCTTAGCATCACGAGGTTTCTCACCTGGAGCACGACTCTTAACATCCCAAATGTCAGGGTTGTCTCTATAGTAGAGATCATTGTGGTTTTGCTTTACTTGAGCATCCCACATACCTCCGCCTTTTTGAGAGCGTCTTGCACCTCTCTCAGCAGGTTTTTGGTAGAAAGAATCATCATCAATAGCCTCACCATAATCATTGTGATTCTTATAGCTCTTAGCAAGGATTTCCATTTCAGCAAGAAGATCTGCCATCAACTCATGTGATGAAGCATCTTCCTCTTCAGCCATCATACTACTGAGAACTGAAGCAAGACGAGAAAGACCTGCAAGTTTCTGAGTAGGCTCATCGTCAGGCTCAGAATCCTCAAGAGTATCTACACTCTCGTCATCGCCTTCGTAGCCAGTCTCATCTTGGACTTCTTCTTCTGCTTTTTTTTTTAACTCAGAACGCAAACGCATATTCGCTTGGCGAAGCATTGAGATTTCCTCTGCAAGAACTTCAGCAGGACTCATAGACTCAGTATCGTCAGCCATAAGATCCTCGTCAGCCATAAGATCCACATCTGCCATAAGATCCTCGTCAGCCATAAGATCCTCGTCTGAAAGGAGGTCTTCTGCCATGACATTTCCAGGACCAACATCATCGCCCTCATAACCAGTCTCGTCTTGCATCTCATCTCCTGCTAAGAAATCAGAAGCGATTCTCTGAAGTCGAGCAGTGATTGCACGATTCGGGAGATCCATAAAGCGAAGAGCGAGGTCTTCTACTTCATCTTGAGAAGCAAACTTACCGAGTCTGTGCTCTGCAATCTCAATGCACTTTGAAGCTTTTCTCTCCATAGCGAGCTTAAGATTTTGCTCTTTCAAAGAACGAGTTGACTCGTAGTCTGAAATAGTTTGGTCTTGAGTTGCAGGATGATCAGGCATCCAACCATAAGAAGCAGGAGCAGGGCCTGAGCTGTAAGGTCCGTCAGTAACGCCCTCACCAAACTCTGAATCAATACCATAAGCATCTACAGAAGGTTGATCTTGGGCAGCAGGGTGTCCGAAAGAATCGTAACCATTGTTGTCGTAACCGGGCATTGCAGAGTTAGCCCTGCGATTAAAAGCGGGATATTTACGTTGTGACATAACGTGTTTCCTTTCCTATTAAGAGCAGGACTACTGCTCAGATTTTAGCGAGATCAGTTTAGCTAATCTAACAAGACGAATGGAGTCTTTTTTGTTGAGTTTAAAGCCGAGAAGACTCTCAGCCTCTTTAATAAGGTTACTTACGCTACCATATTTCTTATTAAAGTCGATTTGTTCTGCAACTTTGTAAATATGGTTCGGCAAATAAACATCAAAGTGATCATTGACTATCCTAATATTGCGAATAGTATGAGCTTTAGAAGATGCCTTCTTAACTGCAAAATCAAGATTGAGCAAGTATTTCTTTGAAGCTTCTTTTATTACAGTATCATCCGTAACATTTATAGGTGTGGTTGGAGGGGTTTCCTTACCAGAACTCACATCTATTTCTTTTTGAAGCTTTTTCTTTAACTTGTCAAGAACGGCATCTTTGATAACATCTTCGATCTGGTTTAAGAATGACTCAGAGGTATCAGAATCGGAAGACTCGCCCTCATCAGAGCCTTCATCATCATCCTCATCAAACGGCCCGGCTGTTTTTGTTAGCCATTGAGAAGGGATGGAATTCAAAGACGCTTTTTTTGTAGGTATTTCTAAAGTATTTCTTGCCACTGCACCACGAAAGGCAGGGACGGAAACCCAAGAAGCTTCTATAAAAGTAACCCCACCTGTGTCTCCCTCAGTATCATGACCACAGAGTTCTGCTACACGATGTTTGTTTCCACTCTCATCAAAGAAAGAGTTCCCTTTTTCATACTTAACATGAGTACACATTTGAGCTTCATCCGCTGCTACATGTCCACATTTAGTACAAACAGTGAAATCGACACTACAACCCATCGACATACCGTTCATTTCACCAGAAAGGATTTGGTTGACAAGATCTTCATGTTTCTTATCTGTGGCTACAAGAATATCCACATAGATAGATTCACCAACATCTCGAAGAACAGCGTCAACAATGCGACCTTTACTTAGTTCCTCAATCTGAACGTGTTCAACAAAATTGTGAGCACCAACAAAAGTCGAGTACGACTTTTTAATTACACCCCTAGACCAACAGTCTAAATTATTGTTGATGTATTTGTCCGTTTCAGAAGTAACTCTATAATCTGAGTATTTCCTATTGATCTGAATATTTCCTTCAGTAACTGAGCCTATCTTAGACCCCGGAACTTTAACTGCATCAACAGAACATACAATAGTAGCATGTGTTAAAAGAAATCTTTCAGGAGTAAAAGGTTCTCCAAGTATGTCTTCTGCTTTCTTTCTCAAAGAGCTATTCAGCTTAGAAGACCCTGAAGCAATTCTCACTTTATCCCACTCCATAGAATGGAGCTGGGGACGAACTATGTTAGCCCTAGCATACCTAAGAAAAGCCATCGTTATTTCCTTTTATGTCTTAGGGATAAGTACATGGAAGCGACTTTTTCTTTAGAGGGTTTTTGTTTACCTGCCGAGACAGGATAATACTTAGCTGGGTTTTCGTATGTAGAAACATCCTCAACATCTTCCGAGGTGTCGAGGACAAGATCTTCCACAGGAAAACGGGTAACACCATAAGGGAATTTCAAATCAACCATCCCGATTGCAGGAAAAACTGCGACAACTACACCAGAAGTCTTAGCATCTCCCTTAAAAAAAGGAAACGCTCGCATACCCACTTCAAAAGAAGTGGCGACTTCTTGATAGTTGTACGGCTGACGTGATTTCTTATCCATAGGTGTAAATCCTCCTACTCTGTCTAAATAGCGACCTCGAATAAACAAACTATTAAAAATAGCAGACCCCACACTCTGACTTGCCTGTTTCCCAAAAGAACTGTCCCATGAAAGATCAGCTTTCATTGCCTTGTCAAGGTCCTGAAGCATCTCTTTGATCTCATCTTTCTTATTTTTCTTTACCATCTCTAAAATAGCATCTCTTTTAGCCACATCTCTTTTCTTCTCATTTTGATTCTTGTTTTTCTTTGAATTGTAAGAACCAAAGTTCATTTCCTCTAACTGCTTCACCCTCATTTGATAAATAAGATACGCAAGAGACTCTTCTTTCTCATTTTCAGACCCACTCGTAAGGATTTTCTCAAACTTTTCAGGGCTTATTTCAAACAGTTGCTTCATCTTTTCATGTTTTTTGGCTTCTTGCTTATCTTGTTTTTCTTCTTTTCTTTTTTTACTCCCATAAGAAGATGACCCCAAGGCTTGAGTTGGGTTGACCACATGGTGGTCTGACATCATCTGTATAACATGGTTTCTCACACTTTGCTTCGTACCCGGATCTACAGGATAAGGGCAAACATCACCAGGACCAATAACCTCTCCTGCCATATCTCCATTTATTGGAATATTAGGACATTTTAGTTCTTGTATTATATCCAAAGCGTCACCAAAAGGCCCAGATTCGCCTCCAAGAGCTTGTGCCAGTTCTTTATCAGGCAAACTGTGTAAGAACTTTGTCTGAATCTCATGCTTATCCAGATCCTTTAAATCTTCACTCTTCAGATACTTCAAAGCATCATACGCTGAGTCTAAGTTCGTCTGCTTTGCTATTTCTACCAAATAATCGAAGGGTTTTGCTAAACCCTTTGGTCTCGGTCTCACATCTTGGAGTAGAAGTGAAACCTCTATGCCGTCTTTTACAGACCCCAAAGACTCGTATTCAGCAGAACCTCGCTCACCTTTCTTCTCTAACGCTTTCATCTTTGACTCTACGTTCTCAAGAGCAAGTCTCGTTTCAGATTCACCACGACCATTATATTTTCGAGCTGAAAAGCGACTGTTGTCATTGAGAAGATCTTCATCCACCTCTTTCATTTCTCTACCCATAGAGTCTTTCTTGACAATAAAAACACTACTTGACGATGTGTCTACCCCAAAGAGAGGGTTTCTAGTGATAGCCATCTCCATCGCACCGGCTAAAATAGAAGCACCTAATTCTGCACCCTCTTTACTATTAATTTGTTCATCAAAAATGTCGTTTATATTCTCTTGGAGCTGATTGAGCTTTTCGAGAAGACCTGCATCAGGATCTTCATTACCATCTAAGATTTTCTGAAGTCTTACAGAAGCCTCTTTAAATCCCTCAGAAACTTTATCCATATCTTCTGCTGAAAGCTTATCTATATCAACTTTCATAATCATTTTAGAAATAAAAACTTTGGAGTCCATATCTGAGCCAGAGATGGAAGAAGCCGACCCAAACCCATATGACCCCCCTAGCGAACTAACCATATTCTCTAAAAAGTCGGTTCTTAGTTGCTTTTGTTGTCTCTCATTAAGTTTTGTCTTTTGATCTGAGGCTTCTTCTCTCGATACTGTTTTTCTGAAAGAGGACATCAACTTCAAGACGGGATTGTTTTCCATGATCTCTCTGTCTTTTTCTGTCCCACCTTTTAAAACACGATCTGTATTAGCAGCAATAAGTGCGTCGGCTTTGTCAGCCAAGCTTTCTTTCTTCTTTTTAGAAATAGAATTCTTAGCCTCTTTTTTTTCTTCTTTAGACATACCATCTAACTTCTCTTTAAAAGAGTCATTAAGGTCTTGTACTTCTTCATCGGATAAATCTTTTAAGTCACCTTCAAATTCAATAAGACCAAGGTCTTTCATCACGTCCAGATCATTGATTACTATCTTATCAACCCCTTCATTTAATTCTGAAGGGAAACTTGTCTTTTTGAGTTTCCCTATCGCTCTAACTATTTCTTTCTTACGCTCTTTTTTTCTAAGCTGTTGCTTTGCTTTTCTACGTTGCTCAAGACGAGTAAAATCATTCTTAGATATTTCTCCGTCTTTAAGCTTTCTCTTATTTTCGTCTGCTTGAGCGACGTTCTCTTTTTTCTCTCTTTCTGTAGGAGTAAACTTAGATGTGTCTAAACCTAAGACTTTTTCAAGGGTCTCGACCTCTTCTATACGTTGCTTGTGTTTTGCTTTCCTTTCTTTCTCAAGCTCTTTAAATTTATCCTCTGTGATTTTCCCTTCTTCTTTCTTCATCTTATTTTTTTTAGCTTCAGCACTGTTCTCTCTATTTAATCTTTGCTCTTCGTTTTTAGCAACTTCATCAAAGCTTTTAGCTAAATCTTTTGCCACCTCATGTGCATATTGTATATGTATAGCCTTTTCTCTTTCACCCCCCAAAAGGTTATTGATGAATTTTTGAGGGTCATCATACAGATCAAGACGAAACTGGTCTTTTGTTTTTTTAATTTCATCTAAAGAGTCTTGTTGTTTCTTCTTTTTTGTTGTACTAGCGTCTGCTTCTGACTGTAAAGTCTTTGTGTTTTTTCTAGTCTTCTTAGACTCACCCTCTCCTTCTTTTGAGTTGTCTAATTCTTTGTTATAATCTTCAACCGCTTTCGCATGTTGACGGCTATACGCAGTTGTAAAAAGAATGTCGTTGCCCGAATCTTTATCTTTATAAGTGTTCGGTGCGAGCTTCTCCATTATTTTTTTGTGGATTTCTTCTCCAACATAAGTAGCTTTCTCAGATTTTAATTTTGGTTTCTTTGAAGCATACTTTTGAATTATTTCTCTTAGAAGAGTGTGCATTTCTACTCCTATATCTCAGAAGATTTCAAAACAAGCTCACTCACATACCTGTAAGTAAGATATTCCAAACCTAAATCTTTGGCTTTTTGGAGACGATGTAAACCATCAACGACTGTTGGTAGACCCGATTTACTAGGAGCAACAAGAATTGGTACAGAAACATCTGCTTTACGAACCTGTATTGGGTCTGTGTCTCCAAAATCTAAAACCCAATCTATTTCTCCAACACTTATTTTTTTAATAGGATTCTTTTCCACAGAAGAAAGAACGGAGTTCAAGTCATATCTGCGACCTTCGTGTGTAAAATGAGAGCCCTCTCCTTCTCTGTGACGTGCCACTCGCTTATGATTCAGAGAGAGATCACGATCTCCACCTGCACCACCACCCATATACTGAAGATCGGGATCTTCTTCCTGAATCCTCTTACGCATTAGATCTTTCCGAGGAGGCTTTATCTTGGGTTTTTTTCGTACAAGTCTCTCAGTTTCTCTTATTTCTTTCTCTTGTGGAGAGAGAGTTGCAACCCTCCTGTGAGGACATACATATAAACTAGCCCTACGCTCTATGTTTGCCATTTTGCGAACATCGAAACAAAGAGGAGCAAACTCTTTTCTTATTTTCCTAAGAACTTGAGATATTACTAAGTAAGCGATCTGAGACTGTTCGGTATCTTTTAAATCTAGCCAACACCCTTGCAAATCTCTCATCAAATCAGCTTTGCCCTCTAAAAGACCAACGTATTGAAACTTCTTATCTAAAGAAATAGTTTCTTCAAAAAAAGCTTCTATGGTTAAGAAATGCTTCCTAATACAGTCCGGGCATCTCTTTCGAGCGTTATTTAAATGGTCTTCAAGTAAAGCCATCTGTTTTACTATTTCTCTCAAGTTAAAGAGAGGGTTCATAATTGGAAGTAAGTTGCCCATTTTCCATATACTCCTTTTTTTCATATCCATAGGAAATAGGGAGATATAGAGAATATATTAACCTACATCAAAATCTCCCATCATCACCTTCGTCAGCAGGTGTGTATTTCAACCCAAGATTTTCAGCTATCTGTTCCACCACACCTGTGTTTTCAGAAATCATACGACCTGCTTCCCCATAAATACCTCTGAGAACTTCATTGAACTGACTATCATTAAGAGTCCACATATCACGCTCAAGTTTTCTCTTAGTAGATTCCGGATCTACATTGAGAAGTTCAAGAATGATGTCTATATCCAACGAACCCTTCTGATACAGATTAAAGAGTGCATCAAAAGTATCTTGGTTATCACGAAGACCAAGACGAGTGAAACTAAGAGTTGGGTGAACTACTATTTCTTGCCCATCTTCATCTTCTTCTACAAAACCCATTCGTCTACACATTGGTTTAAGAATATTTTCCTCAACCATTTCCTGTAGTATTTCTCGCATGAGCATATAGCGAGTGTTGATAACTTCTAAATTAATACGATCTCCACTATAACTAGACTCACCACTAAGCAAGGACTCGGTGACTCCAAGACCTGCATACATCTGTCTATCGGTCATGTCATACTCTGAGCCTAAGTCGAGTAGACGCTGATCGCTACCCATTTCTTCCCAAGAAATTTGAAAGTTAGAGATGATCGAATAATCTGGATCTTGTAACGCTAAGTCAACTTGTTCTCTGAGAGCCTCCACATCTGCCATATCCATATCTTCTGCATAAACGAGACGTATGGGGGTCATGTGACGAGAAGCTATCGAAGTGTTTGCCTGTCTGAGCTTATCTCGATAAACTAGTATTCTGAGACAACGCTCCAACATAGAGTGTCCTCTCGGCTCATATTGAGATTTCTTTCGTGCCATATAATAGACAAACGAGCCTTTTTCAGAGTCACTGTTCAAAGGGATGTTTCTACCTTCCCGAATAGCACCAACCACGTCTTCAGGCATTGAATCTACAATCCGCATCGCTTCAGGGTCTTGGATTGAAGCTCTCTCGACTACACTCTTAGTCTTAGAATCAGGAATGAGTTCTATGATCTTTTGGTCTGTAAAGGGAAAAGACTCCATGTGGACTTGTTCTGGCGGAAGAACTCTAATGCCTGTCCATCCTAGATAGTTCTTCTTCATCCAAACATAAGCACGATCATCTGCATCCTCATATTTCTCCCAAATAACATCTATGTCTCCATTAGGAGACAACTCATTTCTTTGGTTATGTGTCACAGATTTAGGCATATCGGGATTATTATCCTCGCAGAAGACAAACACCTCTCCAAGCAAGTTATATTCATGAAGTATTTCTATAAGACGATGAAGAAGCCCGACTCTTTTGCCCCATTTCTCACAAAATCTGAGAGAAGCCATAGCCATCTCTCTGTTTTGAGCCTTCGGCATCCCAAGCCTTATTTTTGAAAGGGGTAGTTCAGTATGTAAGTCTACTGCTTGACCTACAAAAGGGTCCGTACGATAGAAAAATCTGAAATAGTTACGTTGTTCGTCTTGGCTTTGGGGAAGCTCAAGGAAGTCTGTAGATAGCTCTGGCGAGTAAAAATTACCACCTGAACCCATCTGTGTGCCTGATGTGGTCATCGCTACTTTAACACGAGATCTCATCTCAAAAGGCTTAAGGTGTCTAGTAGTTACGCCATCTTTTGTTTTGACCGTACCTACTTTTTTAGGTTCTTCATTCGTCATCTAATCGCCCCTTTTTTTTAGCATCTAATTTTTCTTTCATGTCCACCGCAAGTATTACTCTTTTTAAAAGTTTTACTGTATGTGGTTTACCTTCAAAGAAATCATACCAACTACCACCTGCATTGCTGAAAACTTTTGAGCATAGATCTAGCTTCTTTTCTGAAGGCTTTTTATCTCCATGAGATAACTCTAATATTCGTGCAATGACACGATGGTCAGCAGAAAGACGAGACTTCGGTTTTATTGGCTTACTCATAGCTATTTTCTCTTCCCAAGTATTCTATTTCTTAAAGAATGCTTGTTATTTCTAGGCGAGGATCTCTGAGGAGAAGAGTTTGCTCTCCCTCTCAGCTTTGGTGAAGTAGCAAAACCTTTGCCAGATATAGAAAGAGTATTACCACCACTACCATTAGCGAAGTATTTCTGCTTACCGAAATTCCTAGAAGCGACCCACACCATTCTTATCAAAGCATCTGCCATGTCGTCATGCTTCCCTTGTACTTGTGGAGCTTCCACAGTGACCACATGTTTACTATGTACATGAGCTTGTAACTCAAACAACTCCAAGATATATGGAGCGTGACCCTTTTCTTCTACGTTTTGATTATCATACAAAGAAATCTTTTTATCCCACATCAAAGACTTAAAGTTCTGATACATATCCGATGTCTTATTCTTAGTCATGTGTTCCGATCTCATTTGACCTAAGCCCCTTTTAGAAAGAGCTTGCTCTAAAGGAATACCCGCCCACTGATCAAATAAGCCCTCCGACACATAAAATTTCCTAGTGTAGCCGAAAATCCAATCTGCAACATCATCAAAATCGAGTCTGTCTCTGTCTGCGAAATCCCCTTCCCCAGCTTTAATCTGAGTAACAAGATCCAATACTATTTTATCTTCTTCGAGATGTCCTATTGCTATTGCAGTACCATCGCCTACAAGACCCAAGTCAATCCCTATGAAATGTGGTTTTCTTGCAGGTGCTCTTTTTCTTTCTTTGAGATTAGGATCTACACAAGCTAAAAGGTCTTCTTCTTTCTCTATCCAGCCTCTAGTTCTATCTGTAAACTTCCCTCCATACTCGGTGAAGAACACCGCTGCATTCTTCAAGTAGTGCTTTTCAAACTCTTCCGCAGGTACAGTAGGGTTTACTTCCCATGTAGGAGCTTGAACACAAAGCATATTAGAAGAAGCACCCCCTCCTTGCATACCAATATTGAAGAGCTTATAGAACAACCCTTGTTTGCCCAAAGGTGAAGAAATAAGAATAATGCGACCCTCCACTTCACCCACAGGCTTAGTTGGATTTATGGGGTCTTTAGGTGAGTACGCTGAAGTCGAAGGAACAACCGCATTATAGACTTCTTCTGCCCCCGACTGACCCGTTTCAGTAAAGTGAGCAACCTCATCAAGTATTACGCATATGTTACCTGCACCACGAAGACCTTTAGCCACACAAGACCTAAAAGTAACTTTAAGAGTCGCTTTTGCGTCTGCGTTTTCAATGTATCTCCCATATTTTGTCACGTCACTAGGGGTTTGAAAGCGAGCATAGGAGAGAGTGTTATTTGCAGTATAAGGACCAAAGAAAGCACAGTTTCGATAATGCCCTGACACTTCTTGGTAAAGCAACCCTGCTTGATCTTTGTCTGTCGCTACAGAAATAATCTGAATATTGTTCGAGGAAGGCAGTCCGTAGTATTTCTGAGGGTCATCTTTCTTTATAAGTTTATACGTTTCATAAGCTGCGATACAGGCAGAAATAGTGGTGTTGTGATTCGTAAAGCAGTTCCCTACAAACATTGATCCTTCGGGTACATTCAAATCATAGACATGGTTTTCTGAATCCTCTACAGAAATAACCTTGTCAAAGAAATAACTTAGATCAAGTATCTTTAAGATCTTCTCTCTCAAATCATCTGAGAGGTCTCCTTTTAATATTTGACCCAACTTAGCAAAACTTGGGCTGTGACTCCTTATGGAAACCCCTCTACTTTTCAAGAAAGAACCAAAGCCTTTAGGAGAAGAGGAATCACTATGATCCACCCTCACCTTCAAACGATCAAAAAGAGCTTTTGCAATGTCTCTCTTTTTCTGAGAAATAAAGCCGATGTCTCGTAAAAACACAAGATACGAATCTGACCCCTTCAAGCTTATGAACCCCTCTCGGTTCTTTTTGCCTTTTCTCTCTTTCCATCTCCTTGTAGTCAAAACCCCCAAATTCATTAAGAGTATTTGAGACTCTTTGAGCAAAAGAGGAGAAGAAGAATAGTAAACGACCTCCCTCTTGTGCTTCTTCGTAACTGAGTTAAAGCCACGAATATACCCATCAGTCTCAAAAAGACCCCTAAAGAAAGCACACACCACAGAACGAGGACTTTTTAATATAACGTGGGGGATAGACTTATCTAACAGAGGTGTTTGTATGCCCCACCCAAGACGATGTAAAAATAGTCTCAGCTCTTTGCTATAGCAAGAAACCCTATAACAGCCACTTGAAAAAGAGGATATAGAGACTTTGCCAAAGAGAGAAACCATCTTCTTACAGACATCGCTTTTAAAACCTTCTTCCGCTACTGTGACTTCAACCCTGGAGGAGGAAGACCAAGTACCATCTCCTACAAGTACTCCTAAAAACTCTGCTAAATCTTCATTGAGAATATCAGGAAGTTTATCCTTCATACTCAAATCACTTTTATATTCAACTAAAGAAACACAAGAATCCGGGAACAACCCTCGCTTTCGATTTAAGCAAGCAAGATCTTCTTCTTTTATATCTGCCAGATATTTCCAAGAAATATTAAAGTCTGAATCAAGTACTTTAATCCTATGATTTGGAGTCCCCTCTAGTTCAAACCCTGAACTTGTTCGCATTTTTTTCGTTTTCTTTATGCCCCCATTATAAAAGAAAGCAGTCCGAGCAGTATTACCCCCTTCTTGAAGGATCAACTCTGAAAGAGGTTGGTATTCAAGCCCCCCTAAAGAGGAATCGCCAAGAGAATCTAATCTAACTAAACCTCTTGAGGTCGGTATGAGAGTGTCTCCTGTTACACATTTCCCAGAACGCCTACCAATAGAAAGGATCATTTCCCTGCGTTGCTTCCCAGGAATCACCTCACCGATATTACATCTCCCCTCGTCATATAGCTTCTTGAGGTAAGATTTCTCGGTATGTTCTTCCCAATCTTGTCTTCTCCAATCGCTGATCTTAAAAGTCTCCACACCGTCAAGCTCTAGACCATAGTGTGCTTTAAGAATGATTTTCTGTATGGGAAACAAAGTCATCTTTAAGCCCCAAGAAGCTTCGACAAAATCTATAATATTAGCATCTTCTTCAGAGTTTTTTCCCACAGTCGCTGAAGCACCTATCGCCAAAGATGAAAGACTCATTATTTACCTTTTTCTAATTTCGCCCTAGCTTCTCTCATCCAATCAATGTCATCCACAAGTGTCCCAAAAACTGCGAACACACTCTCGCTCATCTCAGGCCGTACCCCTGCTTCGTCACAAGCTTTTCTGAAAGTTTCAGCTATATGTATAAAAATAATCTTGAAAGCTGTGGACTCTAAATCAATAGAAGAACTTGAGATCAGTTCTTTCTTTTTTAACCAAGTGTCGCCCACTGCTTTTAAAGCATTTACACGCCTTAAAGAAATCTGAGAAGTGGAGTCTCCTCTTCTCTCTGCTTCTTGACGCTCAAAAGCTAAGGAAGCAGATTCTTCTGCTAAACCCACAAGAACTGAAGTCAGTACATCAGAAGACTCAGGGTCCAAAGTCGTAGTACTTAAGACAGGATCACGACTCAAAGAATCTTGCTTTTTATTTTGTATTCTTTGGATAGTAGCTTGGGGGGTTGAAACAACCGGCAGGTTATTGGGGTTGCTCACCGTTGGCTTCCCCGGAGAGCCAAACATAACAAATAAATCTCCTGTGGAGGGATTAAATTGTAGAGTGTCTGAATTTTTTAAGTCTGTCGGTTTTCTCCAAACAGTTTTTCCAATCTCATCTTTAACTTGAACACGAGTAACTCCATCTGGAATCAGATTAAAATCTTCGGGTTTCATACTCATGTAATACCTCCAACTAAATTTCGTTTATGGGGTCTATGTCCTCATTTCTCTTAACAAGTACTCGGACACCTCTATCATCTACATCCGGATCATAGACTATGTTACCATCTGCGTCTTTTACAATAAAAGGAGGGACACCATTCAATAGCTTGTAAGAATAGCTTACAATAGTTAATACCAAGTCATCCTCAATAGATTCGGTTTTAATATTAACTAATGTATTGTCTAAGTCATCAACCTTAGCGAAAATACCCAATCTTTTTGAGTTTAAAGCTTCCGCTAATTCTGAAGCTACGGTTACGATATTTCCCGCCCCGCCTCCACTAGCTTGTCCAAAATCATCACCTGCCTTCAAAGAAGGTAGCTGATCTAAAGTAGGGATGTTAGAAGCAACTGCTAAGATTTGATCTTTTTCAAAAAATGGAGGTGCTCCTCCAAGACGATCATTGAAATAATCTAAAGAGTTTACTTGAATGACGAGCTTAACCCTCTTCTCGGAAAAGTTCCCCAATATGGCACGTCCCGAACTATTAGAAATAGTTTGACACTCAAAGCCTCTTCTGATCGGAGAAGGATTCCCAACCTCGCCCTTGCTTGGGTCTGAAGGTCTTCTATGGTGAGCTACAAGGAGCTTATATTTTTGAGATACATTGACAGTACTACGTTGCATTTTATTTCTCCTACAGTTCTATCCCACCAAACAACACTTCACCTATTTTTTCAAGACTAGGTGCTTCGTCTGAAAAAGATAAGTTGTTGTTAGTAGTCAAGTTAAACTCTGAATGGTCGTAGTTATTAACAAAAAGAGAAGCTGTCCTCTCAGCATCTGTAGAGTTAGCGATTCTAATCGTTTCACTCTGATAACTCGCCTTATCTTCTACTATTTCGCTTGAAGCATCTACAGCACACTTATTGTATTTCTGACAAGACCCTCCAACATTGAACACGCAACCACCACATTTTGCGTTCTTAAGAATAGAAGGAATCTGATTGGCTCTATGGATGAGAGCACCTTTATCACAACCCTCAGTACCGCTAGTCATATACGCTTCAGTATCGACATAGGCATGACCAGAAATACCTTCGTGGTCGGCCCTCAAAGACGAAATCCTATCTTTATGTGAATCAAGGACATTCTGAGAGAACCTCGAACTTAACAAGATATCAAGCTCTTGTCCTGCTGAACCCTCAGTCATCTTTTGTCTCAGCCAAGTAGCCACTTTATGTGATTGTACTTCATGAGCTGTCTTGGTAGGTGCAGAAGCCCTCTTAGAAATATGAGCTTCAAAATGATGCCCACTAAAGTCAACTTTCTTAGAAGACACGCCCTCTTTAGCTAATTTAAAGAGTGACTTATACTTAGCGTTTCCGTCAAGAGCCATGCTCGCATTTGCGTCTTCAGAAGAAATGAACCCATTCGTTACAAAGTATTCAATACGGCTAGCAATTTTCTTACCCTCAACAACTTCTGTAGAGACCACTTTTTCAGTGGGCATTTTATTTCTAGCCGTAATGACATGTGCTTTATTAACATGACCAGCATAACTCTGAACTGATTTAGGTTTAGATAAGAAATCGAGTACTGAAGCTAATTTAGCTTCAGGTGTTTTCATTCCTTTTGTAACCTGCTCTAAGTCTTCATAAGAAATAAGACCACTAGAAATAAGTTTAGCGACTTTATTCATAGCCAACTTATTTCTTTTAGCCAGACTTATTTCTCCAACAGGTACAGGTTGAGCAACGTCTGTATTTCTTCGTGGTGCTAAATAGTGGGCATCTTTCCCACGCCCTTCATACTCTGAGGACTTAACAGGAGTAGAAGCAAGATCATAAAGACGATCTATTTTCTGTTGGGCGGTTTTACCTGAAGAAACTACTGCCTCAACTTGATCTGAGTCTAAGAAACCCTGACCCACAAGTTGAGAAGCAATACGCTCTAAACGCACAAGCTTTAAATCTGCTTTTTGCTCAATAAAGAAATCTGAGTATTCAGAAGCTTGTAGTTCTCTTTGTGCGTCTTCAGAAGAAATACTCTCGAACTCAAAGTTTTGAGTTGGAAACCATGTGTTTGCTACATGAGTATTTCCTCCCAAAGACTTAGAGTCTATGAAAGCTTGTTGTAACATAGATTGATAGCTGGAACCTGAAACCTTAGAAACACCAAAAGCCTCTAATCGAGGCATGAGCGTCTGATACGCTTTCTTCCAAGGAATAGATGCCACCACCTCTTTCCCTAAGACTCTATCGAAAGCACAACCCTCATTCTTCGGAATAATATAAAGAGAAGAAGCACACCTCTTATTTACGACCTCATCCCACTTACCATTAAAAAGCCCTGGGAAATATGCTTCTTTCAAATATACAGTACCATGTAGACCATGCTCAGAAATAATCAGCTCAGAAGCTTGCTTCATTTGTTTCTCTGAAGACATCATATCTTCTAGGTCTTTGAGGATATCTTCCAAGTTGTCACCGTAAGCGAGCTTCCTCATGGCTTGCTCTACTCTTTGTCGATAAGCATCCGCAGGTAACTCTGAAACCTCTTCATAGCGATTGGTGTATTTTTCATGTTTGCGTTGAGAATTTGGAATGATAGACAGGCCATCTGTAGATTGACCTTTACCCCAAGCATCCTCAAGTGCTTTTATCTGATTAACTTGAGGATGCTCAAACTTACCCTCTGCAAACTGTTGAAGTCTATCATCATGTGTTCTCATACC